CCATAAGCTGTGTCCATAATGGCAGGGGCGTATTGCGCTTGGACAGATTCCGATTTTTTATTTATACCCAAAGCAGACAATAAACCCATATAGGTATTTTATACCATAAGTCGGACATATAGTGCAAGTTAGACAATTATCTGGGCGGTTTGTTGTGGCTTCGTTAATTGGCTTGCCACCATTGCAAGACTTATAGCTGCTGTAACATCGCCAGCTGATTTTCTACGAATTATCCTCCATCCAGCATCGTTTGTCTTAGCTGCACAGTTATTTAAGTGCTGTACTAAGTCTGACTGGCCTGAATGTACTAAACGGTTATTTGCCAGCGCATCTGATAAGTCGCTGCATGCCTGGTAAAACGCCTGACCTGATATTTCTTGCATGCGCCAGCCGCTTTGCTCTAACTTAGTGGCCAAAGTTTGTGTTGCGTACTTGTCGTAGCAAATAATGCTTGGGTGGTATTTTCTAGCCCACTCGTTTATATCGCTTGCCATCTTTGTTTCATCAACAGCTACCTCGCTAGACCATAGTTGTGCAAGTCCCACCGCTATCTTGCCGTCTTTCATCTGGCCCATCACTAAAGCGCCCGATCTACGTGTGGGCGCAATATCGAAAGCCATTATTGTTGCTGGTCCGACAGGTAATTCCAACGTGCTATCACTGCAAGCCTCAATAGAACCATAGACCCAGGGGCTGACGGCGCTATCTATCCACTGACAAAGCATTTCGGTCCGTGTAGCTTCTACGCTGTTGGTATTTACCGATTCCTCTAGTGTTTGCTCGGTGATCAAATGGCCCAGGGCTGGGTTTGCCATAGCCCAGGCTTTACGGTCATGTATTTTGCAATGCTGTGGTGCGCTGTATTCGTAATAGCCTAGATTCGCAGGTGGATAGGACATGCAACGCTCTCTGAGATCATTTAATACCTCACTAAAGCCATCGCCTGCATTACTTGTCATTAAGGTCATGGCGTTAGGCCTAGCTCGTGTTACAGGCAACGCAGCGGTGAAGGCTTCTTGCGACCATTCTCTAAGTTCATCAAGATAAAGGAAGTCAGCGGTCTTACCACGAGGTGCATCTCTTGTAGCTGCAGCAATTTCATAGCGAGCGCCATTCTTTAGGCTAATAGATTCTTGGCCGTTGGCCAATCGTATCTGCCGCACGTCTTTACGTAGAAAATCATTATCCTCAATGGTGTAAGCAACCTGCCTGAAGGTATCGAGCGCCATATTACGGTTAGATGACATGCCTAATACGTTCTTGCTGCCCCATAAGTATAAATGGCTTAAAATTAACATGCGAGCTAGGTGCGTCTTTCCATTCTGACGGGCTACAAGACAGAGGGCAGACTTCTTAAGCCAATTACCGCCTGCGTCTACGGATAAAAGGTCATCAAGTACCCAGCGTTGCCAGGGAATCAGCGGTAAGCCTATTTTCTCGGCTAAATCAGCCAGCTCTTGCGCTTTACTAGCTGTTTTAAGCAAGGGCGTATGAATTCTAGGCTGGGTACTGCCGATTATTTCTAGCCCCCTCTTGATTGGTATTACATCTGCGCCTTTACTCATCGCTTTGTAGCCCTTCTGGTCGGATGAATGGTGATTCTGGGATTGAAGTGTACGTACTAGGGAGAGACGAGCCTTGAAAGACAGGGGGGGTCGGCGCAGGGCTAAAAAAACGGTCGCCTTTGGCTAGGTTGCACGCACGACATATAGCCGCACAATTTAAAGGATCAAAGGTATCTCCACCCTTAGCTCGTGGCCATATATGATCTACCTCTTTAGCCTCACCACCACACGCATAACAGGTGTACCCGTCACGTGCAAGCACCATCAAACGCAATTTCTTCCATTGGCCACTACCCAATGCACGATGTTGTTTAGCCTTCTTCTGCACCATCAATGCCAGCCTTTACGTTTATAATGATCTAAAGCATTGCACATAGAACCATAACGATGGTAGTTATATTTGATACCCCAATCGATCTGCTGTGTTCCTGTAGCAGTAGCCAACCACGTCGACCTGCCTTGAGGTATGCCATAGTGTGAGCCATTACGTGCTTTAGGATTAAACCTACTCTCGGCTGTATATAGCTCTACTAAGCAATAGGCCTCGGTGAAATCATTTAAAGTAATTAATATATATTGCTTATAATGCATAGGTTTGTAATGATCTGTAGCTGTTGCGGAATCAATCTTTAAAGGACTTAGAGTGTAAGTAATACACAGAGCGATCCCCAACCCCAACCTGGCGAGCTGCGCCGTGGGCGCTCGCCTTTTAGCCCTTAAGGCTAATTGCGATTTAGGGTAGCATGCGAATAGAAGCATCATGGCATAACCGCAGGTCACACGGCGTGGCGAAAGTAGGGAATGAGGCCATTGTCTAAATCATCCTCTAACCACGTTTCAGTGAAGCCAGCGTTTTCATGCATATCGTTTTGCAATCGCTTCCGCCATACCATTTGTACCTGGAAACAGATCATCTAAGGTGTCTCCCTGTTGATAATTAAGTAAGTCAAGTATCCATAAATTGAAGGTAAGCGGCTTGGCCCCAACAAGGCCCTTGCGCATAGCTCTTGCGCACGTAATCCAGTCACGAACCATAGGTTTGCGTTTGTTGTCTTTCCGCCCCCCCCCCAGCAGCACAGCCTCCCACGCATATTGTACGGTAGTGGGCCTGATTTGATGGAAAGTCTTAGCCCACACACATATCCGTATATTGTCATGCCTTATAATCCACGGTAAATCGGCAGGGTTACAGCTTAGCGCCCAACCATCGGGATAATCTACAAGAAGCCGATCAATAAGCTCCCAATGCGCTTGTTTACTATCCCAAACGTGCGCTTGGTCGTGTAATTTGCCATATAATTTTTTTCCCTGCTTGAAGTACGGTGGATCTGCATAAGCAAACTTCATCAGCGTATCCTGTGTAGCTTAAACCTATTGATTGCTTGTACAGCTACTTCGCCTATACCATATAAAGCCGTATTGAATGTAATTGTTCTGCGAGTGCCATCGGCCCGATCAAACTTGTGATTGTACGCAATCGGCATAATTGCATCGGCGTGGTTCCAAAGATTGAACCACCACCTACCATTCGTAAACGGCACAAGGGCTACACCGTTAGCGTGCGATAAGAACCTATCTACCCACGGCGTAGGCTTGCTATATGGCGGATTCATATAAACAAGGCCAAACCACGGCTGCGCTAGGCCATCATCCTCGATTGTGTATTTACTCTTAGCTGGTACTACACCGCCTATGACTGGCGAGCAAGGATCAAGATCAAATTCTAGGCCCAGTCCCTCAAATATCCATTTCGATGTGTAATAATCATCTCCGCCTGAATTGCGTCTACCAGTAGGCATTACTTCTCCTTTATTAGTGCACAAGTGTGGCAGACCACGGAGTTGAACTTCCAACTACCACACTTATCACATCGGATTATGTCCGAGTCAGGAATACTAATAGCTTCGGCAATGTTTTTAACTCCGACACACCCACAGTCAGTGCATTGATACGCCTTGAAACCGTCAGGCGTGTCGTAGCCGTCAAGCCACAGAAACTCTGTGTTGCGCTTGCAGCCATTACACTTAAACTGTGGGTAGGTCATGGTAAAATCCTATTGCCTACAGTGGCACTGAGTACAAACCAAGAAATTACCAGAATGTATCAGCCTGTCGTCATTACATGCTATACATAGATCGGTACTAGGATTCAGGCTTTCTTTATCATCTTCTAAGCGTAATGTAAAGCCTGATCCGTTTATAATCTCTAAATATCCCATTATTCACCTCCTTTACCTTCCTCGGCATCGGATGGAAAGTAATAAGAGCCGTTGTCCATTATCTTTGCCCATTTAGGCGCACACTGTTCAGCCTTTGCAGCTATACAAACATAGCCGTAGTAAGGCTTCTGGGTAGTCTTGCTTAGCCCTTCCATTAACTTCATACCGCCATGTTTACAGCTCTGTGCTGCTGGTGGTGCAAATGGAATAACGTTGCTTACTTCACCTACTGACCACACTGTTGGCTCTTTCTTATCTGCTG